TAAAGCATTTTGGTGAGAAGAAATCATCGGTCAGAATAGACATTACGGTATAGGAATAGTCTGCGTGAAATTTCAGTTTATAGGGATGAAAACTAAATAAGATTACATAGAGCATCTGTCAGAAATGGCAGGTGTTTTCTTTTTGTTACGGAGCAGAAATGCTCCTTTTTTTGTACCCAATTTTAGGAGGTGAGATGCATGGCAAGCCGTATTCAGGGTATTACGGTTGAGATTGGCGGGGATACAACAAAACTGCAGAATGCCCTCAAAGGGGTAAACGGACAGATTAAATCCACGCAGTCTCAGCTTAAGGATGTAAATAAGTTATTGAAACTTGATCCGGGAAACACGGAACTGATAGCACAGAAACATAAACTGCTGTCAGAAGCAGTCGGTGAGATAAAAGAAAAACTGGCAACGCTTAAAACGGCTGCGGAACAGGCGAACACAGCACTTGCCAATGGAGAAATCTCACAGGAACAATATGATGCCCTTCAGAGGGAAATCGTTCAGACGGAGCAGGATTTAAAGAGTTTAGAGACACAGGCAAACCAGTCAGCAACAGCCGTGCAGAAGATTGCATCGGCAGGAGAAAAAATAAAGACTGCCGGAGATAACATTTCAAATGCCGGACAGAAACTCCTTCCGGTAACGGGGGCTGTGGCAGGACTAGGCACGGCTGCGGTGACAACGGCAGCAAACTTTGAATCTTCCATGTCACAGGTACAGGCTACTATGGGAATCACAAAGGATTCCATGTCAACAGTAGACGGACAGTCAGTCAATACGATGGATACGCTGTCCAAACTGGCAAAAAAGATGGGTGCAGAAACTGCATTTTCGGCTTCGGAGTGTGCCGAGGCACTTAACTATCTGGCTCTTGCCGGATATGACACAGAGCAGATGTGCGATACACTTCCAACCGTTCTTAATCTGGCAGCGGCTGGGGATATTGAACTGGCATCGGCATCAGATATGGTAACGGATGCTATGTCTGCACTCGGCATGGGAGTGGATGAAGCCGGAACGATGGTAGACCAGATGGCTAAGACTGCATCCACCACGAATACATCCGTGGCACAGCTTGGCGAAGGTATTCTTACCATTGGTGCAACGGCAAAATCCATCAAGGGTGGAACGGCTGAACTGAATACGGCTCTTGGCATCTTGGCCAATAATGGTATCAAGGGAGCAGAAGGCGGTACGCATCTTAGAAATATCATACTTTCATTACAGAATCCTACGGATAAGGCAGCCCTTGCAATGGAACAACTCGGATTGCAGGTTTATGATTCCGAGGGAAACATGAGAAGCATGAACGATATTCTCGGGGATCTGAATTCCGGTATGGATGGAATGACCGCTGCGGAAAAATCCAATATCATAGGAAAGATATTTAATAAAACAGACCTGTCATCCGTGAATGCCCTGCTTGCCAATACGGGAAGTACATGGGATGACCTTCAGAAGAGTATTTCGGACAGCGGCGGTGCTGCCGGACAGATGGCGGATACACAGCTTGATAACTTACAGGGACAGATCACCATATTAAAATCCGCACTGGAAGGACTGGCTATATCATTTGGAGAACTTCTGATGCCGGCCATCAAGCAGATTGTCGGATGGGTGCAGAAGTTTGTGGAATGGTTAAACAGTCTGGATGACGGCACAAAGAAAACGGTTGTGACCATAGCACTTCTGGCAGCAGCACTTGGACCTGTTCTTATCGTGGTCGGCAAGGTTGTATCAGCAGTCGGGACAATCATGACGGTCGTTCCAAAGATTGCTGGGGTTATCAATACGGTTAAGGGAGCCTTTGCAGCACTTAACACTACAATGCTTGCAAATCCGATTGTATTGATTGTTGCTGCCATTGCAGCTCTGGTGGCTGCCTTTATCTATCTGTGGAATAACTGTGACGGATTCCGGCAGTTCTGGATTGACCTGTGGGAGAATATCAAACAGGCTGCCATCACGGCATGGGAAGCAGTAAAGTCATTCCTTACGACAGCATGGGAAGCAATCAAAAATACTGCAACGACCATATTTGAAGCCTTAAAAGCATTTTTCTCCACCATATGGGAAGGCATCAAGCTGATATTTTCAACCGTGGCTGAGGTGATCAAGACCATTATCGTCACTTACTTTAATGTATATAAAACCATTATTACCACGGTATTCAATGCCATTAAGATTGTTGTGACAACCGTATGGAATGCAATCAAAACGGTAATCACGACCGTGGTGACGGCAATACAGACATTTATCACGACCGCATGGAATACGATAAAAACCGTTATATCCACAGTGGTAAATGCAATCAGGACGGTTGTTTCCGGTGCGTTTAATGCCATGTGGACAGGAATTACAACTACGGTTGGAAATATCGTAACAACGATAAAGACAGGATTCCAGACGGCAGTTTCCTTTATCACGGGGCTTGCAAAGTCTGCGGTGAAATGGGGAACTGACATTATTGACGGAATCGTAAAAGGCATAAAGAACTGCATTGGCAAGGTCAAGGATGCAGTATCAAATGTTGCGGAAACCATAAAATCATTTCTGCATTTTTCCGTACCGGATGAAGGACCGCTTACGGATTATGAATCATGGATGCCGGACTTTATGAGCGGACTGGCAGATGGGATAGAAAAGAGCCGGGGGATGGTAACAAAGGAAATGGAAAAACTGACGGATACCATGAACCTTGAAAAAATGATGCCGGACATGAATGCAAGCATGAGCGTTTCCACAGCAGGAAACGGAATGGGCGGGGAAAATGCAACCGTAAAACTGAATCAGCCGATTCTTTTGGATGGCAAGGTGATCACGACACTCGTGTCACAGATACAGTATTCAAACGGACAGGCTTCTTTGAGAAATCTTGGTATAACTTAGGAGGTGAGGGCAGTGTCAAAGACAGTAGACGGAGTCGTTTATTATACCGTCAGGTTTTTAAATTATGCAGGAACAGACCTGCTCGGCACCTGCGAAGTGGAAGCAGGGGGAGATGCAACAAGCCTTGCACCCAAGCCGGAAGAAATTGAGGGCATGGTGTTCAATGGGTGGAATGTCGACATCACACAGGTCAATGAGGATATGACAGTCCGCCCGACCTATAAGAGCGATACCGTTTATTACACGGTCAATTTCCTAAACTATGCCGGGGATGATTATCTTTCCACGCAGAAGGTAAAGGAAGGGGAAGATGCGACACCACCATCTCCTGAGAAAATAAAGGGATTGTTTTTCATCGGGTGGAATACATCCTTTTCCGATATTCATGAAGATAAAACAATCCGTCCGAGATACAGGGAGATACCGCCACATCCGGTGTTGAATTTTTACAAAAAGACAAACGGGAATACTGCCGGAGAATTTATCCGTTCTTATTCTGCTGTCAATGCGTGCAGCATTACATCAAAACTGGACGGGGAATGCACGATGTCCTTTAAGATGCTGACAAGAAAGATAGATTCCTTTGTTGATGTGAAGTGCATTGCTGAGTTGGACGGTCTGGTGTTTAACATCACGAATATGAAAAAGAGCATATCCAGCGGTGTCTGTTATACGGAGATGGACTGTGAGCATATTTCCTATATTTTAAATGATGATGAATACAAGGTGACGGCTTTTGATATGACAGGAACTCCGAAACAGATACTGTGGGCACTTCTTTCCGGCACACCGTTCAGTGTTGGAACGGTGGATATAACGAAAAAGGTAACCTTGAGAGTAAATACGGAAGCCACGAGACGAGCCTGTGTCATGCAGTTACTCGCACTGGTAAATGGAGAAATCGAATATTACGGATATGCCATCGGAATAAGAAAACACAGGGGAAGCAGCACTGCCGTGGACATAATGAAAACGGAAAATGTCAAGGACATCAGCTATTCCTATAATGCCACGGAGCAGAGGTACAGTTATTCCGTAGACTTGTACCGGAAAGAAAATGTCGATTTAGGAGATGAACTACTTCTGGATTTCAAACCGCTGTCCATATACAGGCAGAAGCGTGTTGTGGGAATGGAATGGAATCCGTTCAATTACAACGAAGTGAGCATTACGGTCGGGGCATATATACCGACCATAAATGATGAACTGTATTCCGTGACAACAACGGTAGAAGATAT